TCGGATGCGGTAAAGCGTGAACTTCTCAACCTTTGCCAATCTTCTTCGTTCAAAGAAGTGTGAATAACTGGATGTGTGTTATTCATTTCTCACCGATTAAAAGTTTCATATTGCTTGGAGATACCTCAAACTTGCTTGTGATGTCAGTCATCAATCCACCCGTCTTCAAATGCTCAACGGCTTTTGCCCAACTTGGGTGCTTGGGTGTGAGTTCATCTTTCTTTGGAATCTGTCTTCCCATTGCCTTTTCACCGTCATCATCATCATCAATGTTCAAGTTTAGGATTGAACCAAGTGCATACCTCCGTGCGTAGGTCATTGCACTTCCCATTGCTTGTGGATCATTCTGTTTAGCAACCGGCATCACATAGGATGATTCCATCCATTCACCTGAATCAGCGTGAAGAATGATGGTTGTGAGTGCATTGGCATCAGGGAATTGACTGATTGCCAAACCACTTTCACTCAATGGCTTTTGGATTGTGTCCAGTATGTTCGCCAAACTTGCATACTTGGATTTGAAGAAAGGATTGTTGGCTTCCTTTGCTACCTTGCTCACCGATGCTTGGAATTTTACCAACGCACCAGCAATGTTCTTAATTGATTCTGACTTATTCATAGGAAATTTGTTTTGTGTCCGCACATAAAAATAATAGTAAACTTGTCGGGTTCAAGATAGAAAAATCTTTCCGTCTCAATGCCGACCAAGTTGGTCTCAACGCATCCACCGAAGTAGACATCTCGCTTGATCAGGTATGGTTCAAGTTCATCAAAGTGATGCTCAAGTAAATAGTCATCAACTTGCTTGTCAATGTAAACATACTTATCATCCTTACCGAGTGTAAGAATCCATCCGTTGATTGTTGCCTCAATCATTGTTCACCTCCCTCAATGCAATTTCAATGACGGCTTTGGCTTTGGGTGAAACGATGTTTCCCTCAACCAAATACTTTCTTACCGTTGGAAGTGATACCCCAGTTTTACGAGCGACTATTTGAAATAGCCCTTGTCTGCGTTTAAGTTTAATAGTTTCAATTGCTTTGTTGTAATCCATAACGAAAGCAAAAGTAAAATAAACTTATCAATAATGCAAATAAACTTTGCTTTTTGTTACAATTTTATATCTTCCGAGAATATCAAATCTCCAAAACGAGCATTCAACTCATTCACCAATTCCATCTGTATTGATTCTGTGAACGCACTTTCAAGGAATGGCTTTGGCTTTGTACCTACTCTGTGAATCTTTCTTGCAATGGCTTTTGCATATGAATCATAGGTAAAATCTTCAGGTGGTTTTACCGCTTTGAATTGCATCCATTCCCTGATTGACTGCCATAGATACGGAGTGCCTTCAATGTGACCATTTCTTGTTGGCTTCCTTCCGTATTCAATAAATTCCCAGTAATCCTCTGCGAGAAGGATGGTGTTGATGGATGTGGGTGATTTAGTTATCTGTCCTGGGACAAAAGATTGTCTCAACGAAGATGATGCGTTTATCTTTTTACTGTCAAGATTTGCCCAAATCGGAGGAATCACCTTCTTGTTCCACCAATCAACAATGATTTGCTGAAGGAGTGAGCCTTCGGATGCATCCCCTAAATAAGTATCAAGGGCATCGGGTAATTTATCAAGGTCTATCGTAGCCATCCCACAAGCGTTAAAATTCCCAAGCCTATACTTATACTCTTAAACAATGACAAAGTGCGTGAGATGGCTTTATTTTGCCTCACAAGTGAATCATTCTCCGCATTGAGATATGCGATGTTTACCTTTTGCTTGGTGATGACAGAATCTTGTTCGGCAATAATGATGGAATCCGAGTGAACAACCTTCAGTAATTGGCTCACTTTCTGCCGTGCAATCGCACCTTTGACAAGATAACTATTCGCAACCCGAAGTGTCGCAGAATCTATGGAGACGGATTGCCCCTTCAAGCCCTGAAGATGTAGCATCAAAAGTATCAAGATAAATCGTATCATAGTGGTTGAGTTCTTTCAGTAGTGTGATTCGTTTGATCTTCTCTTTTTCAATGATTCTTTCGTGCATCTCAACATTTAGTGGTTTGATATAGCGGACTGGTTCATCATAATTGAAGAACGCCCACAACCAACTAAACAGGAACAACGCAAGTATTATGTAGATAAGGAGTGAGGACTTGGAAGTTGATTGCATAACCAGCGAGAATATCAGTTTTTGAGTCGTAGAATGGAGATGCGTTGCCGTTGATCACAATCTCAAAATCCTCATCGTTTTGGGTGTTGTCTTCAATCAACGCAAAGATGTCGGTCATAATCTGCGCAGTATCCGAAAGCACTTCAATTGTGTTTGATTCACTTTCAAATACACGATCCATCACAAGCAAGGCAAAGTTATAGGTTTGAAGATTGCCACCCGACTGCAAATTGAAGCCATCTGGATACAACCAAACCAAAGGATAGTACTCAACATTCTCAACCGTCATATTTGACTGCTGACCAACGCCAAACTTGTGAACCATCTTATGGCTTTCTGCTGCCGTTTGAATCTTTTGAATTATTTGGTTTAGTGTCATTCTTGAGAAATTTGAGAAGTTTGGCTTCGTTGTTTTTTTGCCACTTATTTGTCCTCGTTGGGGAAGTCATAGTTCCAAAAGCAATCTTGAGATGTTGGAAGATAAATACCACCGACAAAAGCGGTGTTCTTTGGACGGATTGTATCAAAGGTACTGCCGGGATTTAAAAATAAAGGATAGTCATTGGTGTATGTGCGAAGATAATCCCTCAATCTGTTGGCATAGTATTCCGCTTTATCACGATAACGACCTTCAATCATTGTCATTTCCTCAACTGATACCGCCCTCGCATTGTCACTCTCACGAGATGCAACCGATTTGTTCATCAGTTTGAATGTCATTGGAAGCATTGCTTCGGTCAATGTGTAATACTTCAAACACGGTGCGATGTATGAATCCAAAAGGGTAGTATTCAACTGCGTTAATGTCCCAGCGAATGCCTGTACTTGCAACTCATTATAAATACCTGAACCAATCACATCACGGATGTAGATTTCTTGAGCTTCTTTGATTGCTGATTTCAACAATTTATCGTCAACATTCTCATTCAAAGGTGTGTTGTCCTTGAGATAAGTGGTTGAAATGAAATATACAAAATTGGTCATCGTTTGATCCTCCTTAATAATTGTTGTTGCCAAATGTGTCTGCATTGTGGTGTGGTGATTCCAGTATCAGGGTTGGTATACCATTCACCTCTGCGTTTCCATACATCGTAACCGAGTTGTGCAGACATTGCGTTAATGTCCTCCCTTGAATACACACGATTGCTTTCCACGATTTGACGGCAGAAATCACGAGTGGTTGGGATAACCAAAGTACCTTTGATTCCAGCGGCTAAAGCGTAGCCATAACGCACGACAATTTCGGTTTGCAATCTCTTTACTTCTTCAACTCCTTTCGGGGTTGTTTCAAGACCATCTTCGTATGATTTGATCAACTCTGCTTTGGCAAGTTTAGCAATCGCATCAGCGACAACCTTTGCATCCAACTTGGTGATGTTTACAATGTCTCCAACTTGCAACCCTTTATTCTCTTTCAACACATTTAAGATCGCAGTTTCAACGGCATCCACGAACTCAAACTTGTACGCTTCAAAGTTGTCTGCACTCTCACCATATTGTTGAAATACTTTAATGTCTCTTTCATCATCCCATCCAAAAGGATTTTGTTTTGATAGGGCAACGGGTGCAGCGGATGGCAATGAATCTCCTCCAGCAATCGGTGGAAGATTTGCCAATTGGCGTTTCTCGTTGATGGTCATATTAGACAACACATTGTTTGCAACCAACGGACTCAAAGCATTGATAGCATCGTTCAAAGATGATTGCTTCACATCAGTAATCATTGGCAACCCAAGTTCCTTCCTTGCTTCTTCGTTGGTGATAACTCCAGCGGTGAACAACGCCTGATAGTCAAGACCGATTGGTGGTTTGTTTATGGTTTCTAAACGAACAGATGCGATAGGTTCAAGCAAGTAAGCGAAGGTATCATCAATCTTTTGTTGACGGGGTTCAATGTATGCGTGATGGAACATCTCATAGGCTTCAATCAACTCGCTACGACCACCCAATTGTCCCTCTACACGAACTCCAAACAACATTGGGGAGTTGACCTTGTGTGCAACAAATATCTCTTGTTGTACGGTCTTATTTAACAAGTCAAATTGCTTGTCAAAATCCGAAGGTTGAAGGTTGTTGATGACTGATTCCTTTTCTGTCGGATCGTTGTATTGGATAATTAACCCACCGGCATTGTCCGTGCCTTGATAACTTTCCTTGAATCTACGAGCAGTTTGACGGGCTTCTTCGGCAGAGGGGTACCCCTTGAAGAGCTGAATATGGGTTTGTGCCGTAAATCCGTTCTTGATGCTATTCAAATAGTAATTGGAAATCTCGGTGTCAACCTCAATGTATTTCAATGCACCTACATAATCAGGCAACGGATATTCGCCTTGACCTGGTCGGTAAAATTGGCAATAATATATTTGCTTGGATTCCCTTGTGATTGGGTTGTATGGTTGATAATGGATTTTCTCCGCTTTGCTATCTGTCCAGTCAGCAC